AAAAAAGGTAGAACACCTATGCGAGCGAAATTGGTTGTTGCTACAACGAATGTGAAAGATTTAAATACTTATCATTTATTCGCTCGACCATCTGCAGTTCAACGTCGATTTCCATTCATCATTACACCTACGGTTAAAGATGAATATAAAGATGAGCGTGGAATGTTAAATTCCGAAAATGTACCCGATTTAGGTCCTTATCCTGAGTTGTGGAATTTCAAAATCGAAGTGGTTAAACCCATTCCGGTTCATCAAGGTAAAAGACTTGCTAAGATAGAGATTCTGTACGAAAAATTAAGTCTGAAAGGCTTATTGTGTTGGTTGAATACAGCACTATTGAAATTCAACAAAGATCAAACGAAAGTTCGAGAAAGTATAGATGCCATGAAGGATGTTGAGTTATGTATGGTATGTTCTTTACCTGATGTACTGTGTGATTGTGAAGTTCAATGTGGAACTATTGCTTCAAATATCACTATCCTTTGCATTTTATATGTAATTTATCGCTGGCGTGATGTAGAGAGATTACGTCAACTTTACAATATACATTCGAAATATAAACAGTGCACTCAACTAATCAGATATTATTCTGAAGGTGCAGTAATGCGTTTATCCGATTCGAATTATTGGTTTGATATGGGTAATAGAGTTGCTCAACGTCTAAACCACCCGAAAATCTTGCTGACTTTAGTTGGTACGATCGGTGGAGCTTATGGTCTTTATAAGATTTTAAGTAAATGCGATCCACAGTCAGGGTCGGACGTTGGTTCTCGCCCAGTCGATGAATTGGAAAAATCTGAGAATGTTTGGTATAATAATGATATAGATTTATGTCCCGCAAATTTTTCGCGGGAAAGTTCTTCCTCCAAGAACATGGAATTTACTGAATTTTGTGCCAAAATATCTCCAAATGTGATTCATATTGCAACGACCTTGAAAAATGGTGCTGTAAAAAGATTTGGTAAAGCAGTGTGTCTGGGTGGGCACATATACTTAACTAATAATCACAATATTCCTGAGGTGGAGTGTTCTTATATGGATATTGTTCAAACTTCCCGAAAAGGAGTAGGTTCAAATATGCGGGTGGTTTTAACACCAGCCGATATTCATAGAGTTCCAGAGAAAGATCTTGCTTTTCTCATTTTGAGAGAATTACCACCAGGAAAAAAGATTGCTCAATTCTTTAAACTCGGCGATGCCAATGGTGTTTTTAATGGCACATATATCACTCGTGAGAAGGATGGTAGTGTGACATATAGAACTGTGAAGAATGTCAAAAAATCTATTGAGAAGAAATTGGTCTTCAAAAATTTGAACATCAATTCGAACACATCCTTGTGGGGAGGTTGTGTTACTGAAGCAACTAGTGAGGGAGATTGTGGTTCTCCCCTTGTTGTGCAAAGTTCATATGGTTACAGCATTGTAGGATTGCATTTTCTTGCTCGAACGACAGATTCAAGTAAGATTTTTGCAGCTGATGTTGATGGTGAATTTATCAATGGAGTCTATGACAAATTGTCTCAATATTCCACATCAAGTGGTGACTTTCACATGATCAATTCCAAGACAACCAACCGAAAAGTGGGTGATCTACATAAGAAATCCGTTTTCCGATATCT